TATTGAGGTCTAACTCCTTGCCCAACTTAGTCATCTCTCGCTTGTTGACCCTGATCCCGTTCATCTCCATCTGAGCCAAAACAGGAAGCATGTCCAGTTCTAGGTAGAGAGCGTCCATCATTGTGGAGTGCTGTAACTTGCGGTAGAGACGACGGTAGGCCAACCAAGCCCAACGTGCGTCGTAGTGCACGTAACGACACGCCTTACTAAACGGCTCTGTGGTAATCGTCTTACCAATCTTGCCGTCTCTGTGGTAGGGGTCAAAAGCGAACGTCTTATCCAAGATGGTGACCAAGCGGTAGTTCATCAGGTTCTCGTTCACTAAGTGCATAAGCACCTGCGTGTCGATGTACCTACCCTTAGGCAACTGCCCACCGTAATACTTGGCGATGGACTTACAGTCGAACTTAATGTTCTGGTTGACCTTAACGATGTCCTCATCCATGAACAAAGGTTCTAGAGCGGTGAACACCTGCTCCTGAGTCAACTGCTCGGGGGCGGGGGTGAACGTAGCGGGGATGAAGTACTTAGCCCTCGCCATGGACTCCTTGCCAGATGCCAGAACGGCACGGTAGCCGGGAGGCGGAACGGTGGAGCCATCACCCCGCTGTTCGGGAACAAGAACCTCCCCGTTGGGGTGCCCCATAGGTATAGCCCAAGAGTGACCCCGAGTGGCTATACCAATCCAGAATACATCGTTGCGCAAAGGGTCAAGGGCAACGTTTCCTCGCCACTTGTCTTCGATGGCTTGGCGAGACCGCTGGATGGTAGAGGGGTGGCTCACCTTAAGTGAAGCCTCTTTGGCTTCCCACTCTTGCTCTACGAGAGCCATGACGTCTGGGTGACGTTCGATGTTGCCACGAGTCTCTACGTCAAAAGAGAATTGGCCCTCAGCCTTAACAATATCGACGATTGTCGATAACTCTTCAAGTGTGAGGACGGAGGGGGCACTAAGCCCCCTCCGCCACTCTTGCGCGTTAGCCACGCTCAGTTCTCGTAATCCAGTTCCTCAGCAGCAATCGTAAGAAGCGTCTTACGATTAGGAATAGGTACGATGCTGGCATCATACGCCTGCTTCTTGACCTGCTCAAGAGCCTCATCAGTCAAAGGAGCGATGTTCCACTCCTCTTCCAAGTCCCGGTCACGCACCATCTGGTGGTTGGTCTGTGAGGTCGGGCCTTTACCGCTACGGGAGATTGCCCAGTAGTGCTTAGGCAGAGGTCCCTGACGGGGGTCCTGATGGAAGTTCTTCAGCGAGTCGATGACACGAGGGCCAACCTCGTAGGACTTGATGGTGGTGTCACCGTCTTCGGTCAGCAAGGCTACGTTAAACGCAAACCGTGCGCTAGGACGGTGGCCAGCATCACACAAAGGGCAACCCTGTGGGTGCATGTCCGAAAGGCAAGTAAAGGACTTCTGCCCCTGACGCTCTACCCAGTGCTGGCGGTAAGAGGTGTAAGGCTCGTCCTCAAGGAACTTGACGATGATCGGCTTTTCTTCGACTTTGAGGCGCTGAGCAAACGGGCTATCTGCCTGCTTGGTCTGCTCCACGTTGCCCCACCCGCGCTTGATAACACGGCGAGCCTGAGAGACATTCATGTCGCTGTCTGTCTCAGGGGACGAAGTCGGTGCGTCGTCGTCAATAGTGTCAGTATCAAATCTACCCATGGCGTTAACTCTTTTCTTGTCAGTGTTTGGGGTAATGTTCTGCGATTTGCTTACGAAAGCCGTTCCAATCGTTGTGATTGGGGTCGTCAATCTTAAACTGCATCGCAGCCTCTACAATAAAGACAATCTGTGCCTCGCTGTAGAGTCTCCTCCCCCTCACCGCTTTGCCCGGAATCTGCTCCGACCTAGGCGCTGGGGTTCGGAATGAGGCTGGGGGAATCCATCCCTTAGCCTCCCATGACCTAATGGTCACGGGTTTTCTATTCAGTGCGGAAGCCAATGCTCCGACTGTGTAGAACTTATGAGTAACACCCTTAACGGAGTACTCGTGGTGTTTGAGACCATTTAACCACTCGTGTGTAACAGAGTCAATAGCCGCCCCACGATTCTTTGGGGCTGTTTTGCCGGGGTAGTCAGGTCCTTCCTCGGACTCTCTGTGTGCGGTCTCTTTCTCAGAGACGATGGCGTTGAAGAGGTCAAGAGGGTCAGTACTCATAGTAGTCCATATTGTATCAATAGCAGGGTTTTACTTGGTGGACAGCCTCTGGAGCAACTGAATGGCCCTGTCCAAGCGTTTCGCCTCGTCATCACCACGGGGTACTACTCGCGACAGGAAGAAGGCAGCGTCAGCGGCAGCAGCGACAGTGGCTGGGTGGATTGAGGGAGCGGAAGCAGTTTGGCTCATTTCAGTTGTCCTTTCTTGATCGGTATGAGAAGTACGACGATAGCACATGCTCAGTAGTCGTAAGTTGCTCCCTCAACCGGCTTCATGAAAGCGTAACTTGGAGAAGGGGTGTCGTACATGCTCTGGAACGTTTCCTCCAGCCCAGACTCATCCCGGTTCTCGTATATGTATGCAACGAGTGCATCTTCGTCAACCACTCGAACAACTGTGGACACCTGCTCCCAGATACCACGGTCAATAGCCCAACGCTGTACCCTCTCGGGGTTGAGGGTCTTTTTGCCCTGCCTGCGCTGGCGCTGGAGCATGAACCTACCAACAGGGAGCCACTGGTGCCCCTTGTCGTCTTCCTCTCCCTCAGCGGTAACGGCATCGACAAGTACTTTCTTGTACTCGTCTAACTGCTTCTTCAGCAATTCGATGTGGTCCAACTGCTTTAAGTACTCACTTGCTACACGTTCGATATCCATAATTGTCTCCTATACATTCGACTCTCTCAGAAACTGACTGAGAGTATCCATTGACAGTTCCATACTGCCGTCATTGTCGTAGTGCTTACCGTCAATGAATGCCTCATTGACGGACCTCTTTACTTGAAGCATCTCGTATTGACGCTCTTCTATACTGCCCTGCATTACGAAGGTAGCAATAGTAACGTGCGGGAACTCAGAGGACAACCTGATGATTCTGGCTTCTCGTTGTTCCAACTTGCCACTACTCCATGGAAGGTCGTAACTAATGAGGTAGTTGGCAATAGGGAGGTCAACCCCATACCCACCAGCGTCAGAGGATAAGAACAGTCGACACTTGGGGTCATCAGTGAACCGTTGTTTCGACGCATCTCGCTCCTCAGAACTCATTCCTCCCATGAACAGCACACTGTCGGTCATGCTCTTCGTAGCCTCTTGTATGAGACGCAGGTTCTTCTTGAAGAAGGAGAACAACACTACCTTGTTATCTGGGTTTTCGTCAAGGACTTGCTGGATGTATTCCACACAAGCCTCCAGTTTGGGGGCGCTGTTCACTCCCTCAAGCCGTCCTTGTCGCACTATATCGTGGGCATATGCGCTACCGAGAGGCGAATTCTTATCGGCGTACTCCTTCGCGGACTCCTCAATCAGGCCCGGGTTGTCGCACAGCATCCGAAGAACCGTCAGCCTAGACATAATCTGCCCTTGCGAGTCGTCCCCTCCACCGCCGTTGTAGTGCGCCCACAGGTTGAAAGAGCCTTTCGCCTTAGACATAGCGTCGCTGATCTTTATCAACAAGTCGTTAGAGATATACTTGTACAGAGCCCCACCTCTAGTGTCAAATGGGACAGGGATTGTCTGGTGAATAATGTCAGGCAACTGGTCCTTGATATCGTCCCTAGTCTTTCTGACCATGCACTCCTGCATGACTCTGTGCATCTTGTCTAGGTTGCGGTACCTAGTCGGTTTACCCCAATGGTCTCTGACTATAAAAGTCCTATCAAAGGTTTTGAAATCGCCAAGAACGTCCTTATCGACGAACTCCATTATGCTAAATAGTTCCTCGGGGCGATTCTCGATAGGCTGCCCGGTGAGGGCAAAGCGGTAAGGCACCGTCTTACCTACACGCTTTACTAGACGAGAACGCTTAGCAGAGCGGTTCTTTATCATCGTGCTCTCGTCCACCACGACTGCTTGAATGGTACCCAACTGGCTGAGGTCGTTCACCAGTGTCTCAGAGTTAACGATTACATATCGGCTGTTTTTAGAGAACTTCCACTGAGCGTTACGTTTGGTCTTAGGCCCATCGATAACGGTTGCTTTAGCGTCAGTAAACTTTGAAATCTCCCTAGCCCACTGGTATTTGAGGGAGGCGGGGACAATGACTAGACACCGGTCGACCTCCCCCTCCTCGTACAGTTGTTCGATTGCTCCCAACGTCGTGGGGGTTTTGCCCGCACCCATAACCATGCCGAGAAGCATCTGCCCTCTGTCGGTCATTCTCTCTACTGCCTCTTGTTGGTAAGGCCACAGGTTTCCCTTAAACACGGATAACACTCACGTTCTCTAGTCCATTCATGATCTGGAAGTCACTCATGTCCCCCAAGTCTTTGATATCAGAATCGATATAGCGCCAGTATTTTACCCTCTTGCGGAACGAGGGAAGGGAGCGCGAGAGTCGGGACGTTTCCAATGCCCCGGCATGATCGTTGTCGAACGCCAAGATTAGACCATCAAACCTGTCTGCGAGAAGGTTGGCTTGGTGCTCAGACACGTTGGCACCAAATGACGCTACCGCTGATATATCGTCACCGCTGTACACCGAGTGGAAGCGCACAACGTCTAGGGGAGACTCCAGTAGCAGGCCGATAGGGCTGTGGCTACGTTCGATACCGAACAGAGTCATACCCTTATGAACGCCTTCGGGCTGGTTCCTAACCCACCCATGCTTCTTCAACTGCCACCCCCACAGTTCCCCCAAAGGAGAAACAATGGGAATAACTGTTGCCTTGTTGTCGCTATCCCAACGGATTCCGTAGCGGGTTGCCACTTCCTTATCCAGTTTACGCAACTTAAGAAGACCGTCGGGTGCGGGAGAGAACTTAGCGTAGTGAACCCAGTCCACTGGCTCACGGTGCACCGTTACTTCTTGCTCAACCTCCGTCAGACGACGTAGGCCACTGTGAATGAGGTGAGACTGTATCTGCCACAGGGCAGAGGGATCGGTGGTGAGTTGGCTTACGAGCATCGACAGGTTGCCACGAGCACCGCAGGAGAAGCAATACCACAGACCCGTCTCAGAGTTCATGTACCACGAATACCGAGAACTCTCACGGCCCTTTGTCAGGTGGTGAACAGGGCAACGACCGTTTAT